TGGAACACGAATTTTAGAGGTAAATGGTAATCCGATTTTGATATTGCTACCACTGCCGTTTAATTGTAATAAGCCATCATCTGGTACAACCACATCTGGTTGTTGTTTACCATCGATTACAACTTGCACCTTTTGTCCGCTTAAATGAGGAACATTAATATTATCAATTTGATTATCCGATTTAAACTCAATATAACAATCAAGAAACACATTAAAATCGTCGGAATACAACGGCACCATACGCTCAATACACTGTACTTTTTGCCCATTTAATATTCGTTCAACAAGTGTATATAAGCTATCCTGTTCACCCTCAGACACGGATTCGCAATATAAATATTTACCATTGGTCACCCAATGCGACCACCCGTATACCTTTTGTTCGGGGATATATGTTAAGCAATTAATTTCACCATCATTTCTGATGTAATAAATAATGCTATCCGGGTCCTGTGCGTAAGCACTGGTAATAGTTAAATACCCTCTAACTCGAGTCTTAACAAATAACGTAAGGTCTTGCCCTGTATAGTTATCGCTTTCATAAGAATAACCCATATCACGAACAGTACCGCCACGTTCTTGAACGAATACACAGCGATTACCAATGAATTGAGGTTCACACGATAAGGCCCCTCGTTGGGTTTGTGTCTTTAGGTTACAGTTGGTAGGGGTAATCGTTTTATCACCGCTTACAATCCATTCATTACCGCTTGTAAGGATAATTAGATCGTTCGCAGGTACAAGATGACGGATTTCATACATCTTACGATTAATCACCGACAAGGTAATCGAGCTATCATCTGTGATAGTGCCTTCCACCTTTTCAACGCCAAAATTTGGATAGTCTCCAGTCCGGCTCATCCAAATATAGTTAGGGTTTTTATTTGTAGCGGCTACTACAAAACGATCTTGATAAAACGTACATAACTTAGGATATCCATTTCCCCTGCTCCAACTGCCTAATTTCCATTTGGAAGTAGCTTCATTTTCAACAACACCATTCAACACATTAACTTTAACGTGCTTGCTATCAATGAATTCTTTAATCTCAACTATGCCATAGTTAGTATATGGCATAAAAGATAAATCAATATTGATAGTTCCGCTTTTTAAATCGGTTTCAATCTTTAACATAGCACTAGGAACTATCTTCCCGGTGTCGGTTACATTGTAATCGTTTTGAGAGGTATACACGCGGTAATCTTTCCACGTTTTACCTTTATCATTACTAATCTTAATGTATGCGGTACCACTCCATGTACCATGTGTTGTAAATTTCCATGATACATCTTCATCAGTACTAAACTGCTTAGTTGTATAGTCAATATTGGTGTATTCCGTCGTGGTTACATCATGTCCATGGTCCCCGTCGCTATCCCATACAAATTCAGTCCGTTTGATTACCTTGCCAACTTCACTCGTTGTAACTGCTTTCATAAAATGCTCAATCTGCATTACAGAATTAACCATATCAGCAGTAAACATATCGTTCGTTGCAGTTAATGTATCCCCAGTGATTAGCACTGTTGAATCTACATCTGTATTAATTGTCTCGTATGGTTGTTCTGTCAGCTTATACGCTTCAAATCGCCAATCTGTATTGCTATGACGTGATAATGTTTGTATTGGGTATTTGCCACTGCAGATGAACATTACATCTCCGGACTGACTGCAGTTCAAATTATATAAAATTTCACTGTCAAAAGGCGTTTCAATTTCAATGCCTGTATAGATACCAAAATCCCATACACGAATATATTTGTCACCAAACTCAAGCATGAATGAATTATTAGTATTTGTAGTAAATTCAAATAATCGTGTAGGCTTATCGCTATATTTAACTTGTCCTACATATTGGCTGCCTTGACGCTTAGCAACTGCACCATACGGGCGAATAACCACATTCTCTGCTTCTAATAACGCACTTTTATATTGGTCAAGGTCGAATCTACTAGATACATCCGGTGATACCTCGCCAGTTGTAAATGCTAATTGTGAGATATAGATAGGATTACTCATTACCAATCCCTCGCTTTCACATAGCTAGATATATAAGGAACATCCTGCTTACGTTCTTTAGCATTCATTCCTTTAGCTTCTTGAACGGCAGCTTGATACAGCTTGTACGCTTGGTCAAACAATCCTCTATCACCAGTAAGTGGCATAGCTAATGCGCTAGCCAATTTACACTGCAGCATATACAAGGATATAGAATCCCAAACATCTAAATCTGTAACATCATATATATAATCAATGAATGCTAGTGGCACATCGCTCACTATGCATTTTTTGTTATTTCCAATATTAAATATGTTGTATTCCGGTTGCGATTCCGCATGGAAGCGATCGCCTTGTGGAATAACTCCTAATATCCGAATACATTGTTCAGGATACGCATATACATAATTCCACCCATTAATTTTATGAGCAGACAATACCAATCTTTCATTTTTGCGAGCAAAATTCCATTCGAACTGCCGTAATACCAACTGTCTAGTTGGGTCATATTGCATACGGCATTGACGGCCTTGCTCTGTTTCTTCTTCTAATGAATAAAGCAGTCCTGCATTAATTAATGCAAGTGCTTGATTGCAAATGTCAGTAGGTGTCATGGTTCCCCCTATATGGTAATAGAGGGATGCATAAGCACCCCTCATATTGTCACTTATTCTTCCGTAGCATCGGTTTTCTTTTTGCTTGTTTTCTTAGGCTTTTCATCGCCGGTGTTTTCATCTGGTGGATTTTCATTGCCGGTATTATCACCTTCAGTGTTTTCATCTAGTGAGGTTTTGTCACCCAGCTTTGTTTCAGTACCCGGTTCTTTGTCTTTAGACTTAGATTTTGGGTTAAAGATTTTTGCTACTTCATCTTCATTACCAGAGAAAAGCTGTTTAAAATAATCAGGCTCAAACTCTTTAATTTCTTCTTCAGAGAAATCAATACTTTCACCTGCCTGAATTAATCCACGGTTGCCGTGGTACATAGTTTCTTTAGCCGTAAAATTCATAGTTGCACCTTCTTATTTCAAATTAATACCATCTGTTAAGAACGATGTAATAGTAGCAGCAGTCATATTGTTAGCACTAATGCGAATAAACTTCTTCGCACCTGCAGGAAGTCGACCTTTATATTCTGTACCAGCTTTGGAGTTCTGTGGCAATGTAATAGCTGTTAACAATGCGGCATCGGCCATATTTTCTTTATCAGATGTGTACACATTAAATAAAGGTGTACCTGTAACATCTTTATCTAAACGAATATACAACCATAAGGCAACTGCAGCATCGCCACTGTTACCATTCATCACCACGTCAGAATTAGTGTTTGCAGTGATTTCTTTTTTCCAGAAAAATGTATTTTGTTCATCAATAATCATTGAATTATGTTCCTTTCTTTACGCAATAACACGAGATTCAGTGCTTAACAATGCATCAATTTTACGAACTGGTACACCGTTTGCACGAGTAACAAGTTTACCCATTTCCATATCTTCAGTGATAGTGGAGCCATGTTTTGTGTTCTTTTGTAAACGTAAGAATGTACGTAATGTACGGTTCATGTACCATACTGGACGAACACCACCAAGGTTAGGGATGCGTTCTTCCGCTTCAATCATTAAGTTGATAAGATCTGCACCGGCTTTAGCGTCATTTGTCAATTTTGTAATATCGATATTGGCAATACGAACAACATTTCTCCAGTCACGTACAGTCAAACCAACATCATGCTTAAAGTGAGTACGATACGCTTCGAACATGGAACCATCGTCTTTAGTAACAGTAACAACGCCTTTATCTTTTTGATGTAAACCGGCTTGAGAACCTTCTGGATAAATACCATGTACAGATAAAGGACCCCAGCCAACAAGCCAAATAGATGCTAAGTTACCCGTGCCGCCTGCATCAAGAATGTTTTCTGCACTTGCTGCTTTCTTAATGTCAAGCGTGTTAAATCTAGGAGCCAAGCCAATGAATTTCTCTGGAGTATTTTCATCACCATAGAAAATCGTACGGCATAATTCTTGCCCCATAGATTCAACGAATGCTTTATCTTCTGTTGCACGGAAGGATGCTTTATCTTTGGATTTGTCAACAAGCGCTTTATCAGTTTGAGAGTAAGCTTCGAGCATACCGCAAGTATCAGTGATTTGACGTGTGGAGGATTTAGACGCTTGAACACCGCCATATAATTTACGCCATGTAACATCTGGCAAACCAGTACGTACAGTTGTTACAAAGCTAGACCCTTGGTTACATTCAACCATCGTCATATCTTGAATGATTTCTGTTGATTGGTCTAATTGCTCGATGATTTGAGCAACATTACCATTTGGATCCATTCGTTTTTGTAAATCTAAAAGTGTTAAATTTTGAGTTCCAATTGTAGCCATTAATTATTTACCTCGTTTCTTAATACATAGATGGATACATTTTTCGTTTTGCTGTTTCTTCATCAGAATTTTGACCGGCTCCGACTTGTCTTGTGCCTTTGCCCGGGTCTTCTTGAACCATTTCACCAACGGCAGCAAACACCTTAATCATGTTGATGTTGTTGTCGATATGACTATCAACAAGCAATTGACGCAATTCAGGTACCGCTTTAGTTAGTGCTTCAATGCCTTTACCTGCGAGGGCTACAGTTTCATCGAATTTGCCGCCTAATTCCTTCTTGGCGTGTTCGTAATCCGCTTGTTGCTTTTCAACAATTGCTTGTTCTTGCTGCTCTTGATAAGCAGTCAAGATGTTCTGTGCGTACTGACTGCCAAACTTAGCTAATTCAACAGCCTGTTCCTGTGTTGCGCCGACTTGATTTAGTAACTTACTAAAATCAGCAGATACAGTTTCATCAAGTTCAGTACCTTCAGGAAATACATCCTTGAAGTCATAGACCGTTGGTTCAGCAGGTGGTGTATTATCACCGCCTAGTACAGATGGATTACTACCTTCACCATTTTGGTTAGCAGGTGGCTCAGCAGGTGGCGTAGGATTGTTTAGGTCCGGATTCGCGCCCGGTTCATTGCCAGTCATGTTATTGTTAGCTCCTAAATTGTTATCAGCCATTTTGTTTCTCCTTATCGACTAAACTATTAAAATATTCTTGTTGCCCGATATATTCGAGCTGCGCTTGATGGTACCGCTTAACTCCATCGACGCCTAATTTGTTTAGGTCACCATGAAATAACAGCCCTACCTTGCGCTTTCCTTCGTTGAAATATGTTTCACTGTTTCCAGTAAACGATTGCTTCAATATGCCCGAGCGGTCCATGAGCCTACAAAAAAACCACCTACCTAGCTCTGTGCTAAGTACGTGGTTAAGCGCTTGCATATCTCGCTCTTGCATATAATCTTTAATTGTTTTTTTCATCTAGCTAAACACCGTCCATTCCTAGCCACTGCTGTAATGCAGGATTGCCATCATTGGCGGCGTCTGTTGCCTGTTTTGCTGCTTGCGCCATTCTTGGAGCAAGTTGAGCCGCTTGCATTAACTGCATTTGCTGCTCCTGTTCAGCCTGTGCCTGTGCTTGTTGTGCTAAGATTTCTTGATATTCATCATCAGAACGAATAATCTTAGCCGGAACACCGAGATTTACACCGTATGTATTGGCCGCTTCCTCAAAGTTAAACTTGTTAACGATATTAGGATTAGCTTGTGCCAAACTCATAATGAACGCAAAATACTGTTCGATGTTTACCAATGAACTCATCTTTTGCGCCTGAGCAAGTGGTGAGATATATTCAATCTTCACTTCTTGACCGTTTAACTGGTCTAAGAGTTCCTCATCCTCAACAGGTGGAAATATACCAGCACGATCTAATACCGCATACACACGTTCAATAATTGGATTCAAGAACTCAGATAGCAGCCGTTCAACCACAGGACCTAATTGCTGTAATTTTTCTTGAGTTCGTTCCATAACCTCACGAGCCGTCATCTGACCCTTGTCGATTTGGTCTAACATCAAGAATAAATCAGCACTATAGGCTCTCTTGATTGAATCCTCTGTAACTGAAATCTTGTTTTGAATATCTTGAAGATTGGACTGAACTGCAAACATCGGTTCAACTTTATGTTGCCCCTCAATCTCTGTAATGCCACCCGGATACAAGTTAACCGTACTGATAACATCAGATGGTGCTTGCATAGGAGGCTTAACACCCAATTCAACGGCTGTTAGATAGTCAAATTCTAACTTCTGCAGCATTTGTGAATCTGGTTGTGCGAACCATGCGGCACCTTTACCGTAACCATTCAAATCCATTGACGTATGTCGAGCGATTGGAATTGGCCATTCTTCAAAACCGCCATGATACAAGACCTCATCACTGTTGCTACCCTCGACCCAGTAGATGGACGAATACGGCATATTGCGACGTCCTAACTTATCCTTACGGTCTTTGTTAGGCTCAACTAACCAATTAACAGTAAATGACTGTTGCAAGCTATTTCCGTTATCGTAAATATTCTTGATATTATCTGGGCAGTTATCACGCCCAAACTGTTCGACAATCTGATCTACTGTCATTTTGTATTTACGACCAAAGATATTTACGATTTCCTTGCTATTTGTGCTAATAGCATAAGTCCCAACTGGATAGGAGGTGAATCGAACACCAGATTCACTATCAGCAAATATCCCCATTGGAGCTTGACCCATGGTTAGTTCCATGTAAACTTGGTGAACTACGCTGTAGAAATTGGATTTAGCAAGAACCGCATACAAGATTTCTTCACGTTCATCCAATAGTTCAGCAACTTGGCTATTAGCTGCTACGTCGATGTTCTCCATGGTTAGCTTAAACCATTTACGGCTTGGAGGCGTTAAGCCGCTCATAACACCACTGGCGAATATTTGGCAACTTTCCCAAGCTACAGGATTTAGAATTTTACCGTTGTAAGGTTCTGATTGATCGTCCTCACCATCAAATTGACCTATGAACGGCAACTGATAGTCACGCAACTGCTTCCACTTATTAATGTATCGTTGCTGCGCATTAAACAGCTGAGAGAATTTCTTTCGTAACTTCGTATAATCACGCCTAACAGGCTTAATACCTTCCGTAGGTTGTCTAGCTAGTAAAGATTCCATTTCCGCCATGCTATCCCCCTAAAATTGATTTCTGACCGCTCGCAGTCGGACCTAAAATAGTAGATTCAAAGCCACGTTTGAATTTGCGTTTAGTTTCTGCCATTTCCTCACCAGTCTGATTGCTCATATTCGATTGAACAGTCGGAGCCGGAGCAGGTGGTGTATAGTTAGCAGATGCACCTTTCATACACATCTTTATCCCTCACTTTCTACAATTAAAAAGGATTGTAACTCGTATTAGCTACAATCCTAGTGCCTGTTTCGCTTTTTTTAACGACCCGCGCAGCAAAGGTCAAGGCGAGAGCGTCCCCTTTGTTTGGAGATGGTAACCCTCGGTCTTTCATATCTTTTTTACTTTCAAGCTGAATATGACCATTCTTATCAATGATCGCTTCCGGCCCTACAATGTCATCATAGAGTGCTTGGTCATTCGGTGGAATTGAACCACCCTCACGGAGCCATTCTTTCATTTGCCCCCACATGTAAGCCCGCATATTAAGATATACCGGGTCATTACTCTTACCGCCAAACTCAATTAACCGCCATTTGCGACCTAATTGCTTACCAATGGAATATATCCCTGTGCCGTACCCCATATCAATGAATACGGCATCAGCTTTGTATTCATCCTCAAACTGGGCGATTAATTGAGCCATGCGCCAATCATCATCATTCTTAGGAATCGACGCCAGCGACTTCATATAGTAGCCTTGCCGCATGACTATTTCTAAGGAGTCTGAACCGGTCCACGCAGGATCCACACCAATGATTACCGGTAAATGGTCAAATGCTCCCGGCTTATAAGATTGTTTTTGTGCCTTATCAGCAATTTCAGTAGAGATAAACTGCAAATCTGATGCGGAAGGGAATACACCACGAACACGAACTTTGAAGAAGTCAGAATCCTCGCCATACGCCTCTAGCCATTCCTCAATCTTAGCTTTATTAGAAATCTTAACGGTACGACTATCAATCTGATATGTATTCCAGAACTTCCTATACTTCCGAAAACATTCACGGAACCTACCACTATTCCGAGTAGGATTTCCAAATGCACACCAAATAATTTCAGTGTTAGCATCTGTAAGAGCCCCTTCAGTTACTTCCCAAATCACATCATCAATCGCCGATGCTTCATCGAATAAAACTAATATTCGATTACCTTGATTATGAAGACCTGCGAATGATTCAGGGGAGTTCTTACTCCAAGGAATGGCATCGATGCGCCATGTCTTTTCATAGTCTTTATCGCTACAAAATATAGCTGTGGCCGTGTAGGTAAATAAATCTTTAGCAATGAACATATTGTGCCATTTGCTAAGTTCTGGCCATGTTTTTGTTCTGAGCTGACCTTCCGTATTAGCAGTAACTACACCACGAGTATTCTCATGAGTAGATATAGCAAAATGAATAAGCCATGATATCAGTGCAGATTTACCGATACCATGGCCAGATGCTACCGCCTCTTGAATAGCGGTTTGTAATGACTTACCTTTCTTTAATTGTTCGCCGATGTCTTTTAAGATTTGTATTTGCCATTCATCGGGCCCTTCCATATTCTCTAATGGCGTTCCCGGTTCTCCCCAAGGGTAGGCAAAGTATACAAATGCTAACGGATCATGTGTAAGAGCGCCTAATGCCTCAATTAACTCATCATGTTTTTCCATTAGCTCTCTCCCGTGCAGCTTTCAATTTATCCATAGCAGATACCGTAAGCTCACCTTTGACATCGATATTTTTAGTATCTCTCCATTTCTCAGGATTGCGGTTTTTCAACCAGAATATTTGAGCTGTAACATCTGGGGGTTGTTGTTTCTTTACAACTTTAACAAGCTTTCCATTCTCGTATGTTTTTTCCTCATATTCGTAACCGATAGCACGTTTATGCAAAGCATTTTCGACTTCAAGGTCAATGACTTCCTTACCTCTTTTAAGGGACTGTAAAAAAGGTAAATAATCCTTTTTCCAGTTATACAAGGTTTTAACCGAAATACCTATATTTTTTGCTATCTGCTCATCAGTAAGGCCATCACGAGCCCAACCTTCTGCACGCAATAAATTATCTGGGTCAGTTAGCCAGTTCTTTTTATTTACTCGCAATGGATCATCACCTCACTTTAATGTATTACCACCCTTGCGAATCATCTTCCCATTTTTTCTTACACATAATCCACATGAATTCTTACTAGCACTTGAATGCGTAATATAGGATTGACATAAGCCATCATAGAATATTTCATTGGCCGTGCATATTCCATTTTTATTATTCAAGCATTTGTGCTTGATACAGTGTATTTGTGTCATAATTTTCTGTAACAAAAAAGGCACATCAATTAAGATGCGCCTTTTTGTGTTTGGTACTCTAAATACTTAGGAGATGAACTCATGTTCTTCCACATACAATATATCATAGATATGGAGGGCTTAAAAGGTCGGAATTAGCCGTTTACCGCCGATTTCCGTCGGAGTTTATACCCAAGTTCTATAAGTGCCAAATTCTTATATTCTTTACCTTGCGATTCACCGTAACCAACAAATGAATATGCCCCCTTAGCAGACATACCATTGATATATTGTTGCATGAGGATAATGGAGCCAACTGTATTTGTCAGTGTATCGATCATATGGCAAGCATCATCACGTTTAGTTAATAATTCATGGATTTGACGTTTGTACCTCATCTCCATATCTAGCAGCCGGTTAATATCATCTTCAATACCAGATGGTTCACCACCATCTACTCGTTCTTTACCATAATTTACGGCACGTAATGACGTGATATCGTTTTTAATACGTTGGATATTGCGCTTTAACGATTTAATCCTCAATGCTGCCTTACTTGCCTCGTGTAGATACTCATATGCCAGCTCACGATATTCTTTTTTGCTAAGTTCTACCATAGGACCACCACACAAACAATATTTAAAACAAACAGAATGCTACATATCACCATATCCCGTATTTGTGATCTAATTATTTTCTGCAATTGCATTCTATATGTATCAGAAACCATAAAATGTTTTAATGCAGCAGCTTCATGATAAGAATAATAGGACATTTTAAAAATAACCACAAGGTAAATCGCTAATAGAATGTTTATAATAACTATTTCATTCATTGATATCACCTGCTAGTTTTACATATTCAGGCGTAGTTTTATACATTCCAATTATTTTTATTTGCGTCCAACTTGTACGCCCACCGCCGTAATAATATATAAAGCCATTTTTAAACTTAGAAAAGTGCATATTTACAACATCACCATATGATGTAGTAACGATTATAGGTGCATTAACTGGCACTTTCGACCAATCAACAATACCTAAATATTCGCCAATATCAATTAGTTGGTCTTTCTCTTCAAAGCAGGTACATTTAACTTGTACACGTGGCGAAAACGGACATAGACAATCTCTTTCATTGCCAAAGAAAAATAGTGTATCATCTTCAATTTCTGCTTTTCGATACCCTAGATCATACATGCGTTTAAATAGTTCATCTGTAAATTGTTTATCGTTCATAGTTATACCTCTTCATATGTCATTTCAAATATATCAGGCTTACACGGATAAATTTCACCTTTAACACCTTTGATAATGTAATCGCTAGGTGATACTCTATGACCCCCCTCTAATGTTTTAATGAGAAGTTTATTGTCAATAAAACATATAAAGTCTTTTCCACAAAATTTTACGCACTCCTCACAACTTTCCTTCGTATATTGTATTGCTTCAATCACAACTGGTTTCTTTTTATACCACTTAATCATACTGTATCCATTCTCCTTTATCTTCATTCCATTTAAATTTAACTACATCGTACATTTCAAAGTCATATGTACCCTCATCAACTTTCCCTATATAGAACACATCCTCTTCACTTTCAACCGCAAGTTGGCACAAAAAATTAAATGCATCTTGATAACTTTGAGGTTCTATTAAAAAGTCGGAATGTGCTACGTAACCGCTATAGTTACTCATGCAAATCTCCCGTTCTTCGCTATTTCATAATCGCTTTTTAATTTAAGGTTATCATCATCTAAACCACGTATATTTTCAATTTCTGCTCTAATTTCAAGTATGTTTAGATACTCTCCCATAATAGCCTTTTGCCTACGCAACAAATCTATAGGACAAGTTGGTTTAAAATCTAAAGTTCCAGCATCATATTTAACAATCATTCTGTGCAGTTTGTTGTAACGTTCTTTTAACCCCTTATATTCTCCTCTAAATCTAGCCTGCCATTCAGGCTCACTAATGCTTAATTCATTTTTATTTTCTTCATTCATTTTGTACACCTCTTATGATAAGGCGGATATTTCACCGCCTACATCTTCTGTCTTTTTACTGTCTTTTACTGTGTTTCTACTGTCTTTTATTTGCCAGTACTGCCATATCCGCCAGTACCTCGTTCTGTTTCGCTTAGTTCATTTACTTCTACTACATCAACAATCGCTACTGGTACGATGATTAACTGTGCGATGCGATCACCTCTAAATATCGTGTAATCGCTACAAGATATATTCTCATATACGATACTGATTTCACCTCGATAATCTGCATCTACAATTCCTACGCTATTTGCACATCGTAATGGTGTTTTACTCATGCTGCTACGTGGCACTAATAAACCCATATGACCTTTCGGAATTTCTACTGCTATTCCTAGCGGTATTTTCTTTTGACTGTCCGCTGGTACTTTAATATGGAATGGGCAATATAGGTCTAACCCAGCTGCATCCTTACTACCTCTAGTCGGTAGTTGTGCGTACTCATTAACTAATTTCACTTTCATTTGTTCCATGTTCCTCACTCCATTCACTTTTTCTATAGATGCGGAAGAAATCATCCGCACTCAACACCACTAACCAAGGTTTGTTGCATTTTTTCCAAACCACTATAGGTATATAACCATTATCTGCTTGTTTTGCATCGTGTTCCGCTTGCTCATAGGCTTTCCTTACATTAAGGTTTTCTACAAACTTCACCTCTTGATGTATGTTAGGCAGTCCAATGCAATCTGATGCATCACCTGTATTACCGCAATATTGGACTGTTCGCCTTACTTTATCAAATCCATTGGCTCGGCATACATCTCGCCACATTCTTTCGCCACGTTTACCTTTATCTTTACTGTTTATCGGCATCTGATCACCGCCTATTCTGCAAATTCCATTAAACTTGTTTGCACTTTTACATCTCTTAACATTTCTTCTTTTGCTTTGGCATACATTTTTCTGTCAATTTCAAATCCGTATGCACTTCGTCCTAGCTCCATTGCTGCCCTTAACGTGCTACCACTACCAGCTACAGGGTCAATCACCACATCGCCCTCATCTGTGAATATTTCTATTAATCGTTTAAGCACACTTACAGGCTTTTGCGTTGGGTGGATATTAGGAACGATATTTTTGTTATCACGTTTCCATTCAAAGTGATCAAATATCATTTTTTTGTTGTTATTGAATTTAGGCAACTTTTCACGATACAGAATTAACGCATATTCTGTAGCACCAACTATACGCATATTAGCTTTTAGCACTTGTGCGGAATAGTTTTTATTAAACGTGATAGGAATGTAATTCTTAAACCCATGTTTATTAGCGTATTCAATTACCATCGGCATTTGTTGGAATGAACAGAATACAATCATGCATGGTGCTTGACCTCGTTCTTTAGGCTCTTTTTTCAATAACCGATTGCAAAAGTGAAAATATTCTGCAATGTTGAAATTGTAATCAGAATTGAAGAACGCTTTACCAGCTTTTTTACTTTCGCCGTTTTTGTTGTCGCCGCCTACATACCACATAGGATTACTTGCATATGCATTATTCCCTAGATTGTATGGAATATCTGCTATTACCAATTGTGCCTTTGGTATTCCATATCGTTTAAAGTTTTGGAAATTATCATTATATAGTTCTACTTTCATCTATTCACCCACTTCATACACCCAATTCGCATATAATATTCCTTTTCTTGTTCATTCAATTTAACAGAACCTTTTCTTCGTTTTTCCCTTTTAATAAAACCACCAACTTTGTATACTGGTTTATCAAAGTAAGTTCCACTATATTCATCAATTAGAATTAAGCCAGCACTGCCAAGCATTTCATCAATTACATCCCAATGATCATCATATAAACTTCTAGGAACTGCATAATACAAATACATAACATTATGATTGTCATGGTAACGTACTTTCTTAAAGTCGTTACGGAAATCATTTATATTTGTTTTTATTTCGACTTCTGTTAAGTGCAATGTATTAAGATTGAAGTAGATGAAATCAGCCTCATAAGGCGCTTTCTTAACACCACTCATTAACACATTAGGCACACATACATTTTTAAGAAATAAATGTTGACCTAATGCGTATTGGATATCTTGCTCTGTCACGCACTCACCCCTCTACATATTGTTCACATCGTTTTAAAATATCTTTTACTAATTCCAACGGAATATGCGACCTTGCATTGTATCGTTTAACACCTTTGATATTCATTCTTTCAAACTCAATAGTGTTTCTAATGTTATCTTTCAATAACTTTAAATCGATATTGCTACCAAACTTTGTTGGTTTCTTAATTGGGTAATCATAATTGTTGTAATATGTTAGGTTTTCATATGGGACATCAAACCCTATTACATTGGCTATGTATTCCCATATCCGCCCATATGCTGGGTTTTCAATCACGAATACTTTAGGTTTATAACGCTCAATGATTTTCAACGTGTTATAGATACACATCTCACCATTGATCCGTGTTAGAAATGACTTATCATACTTGAATTGGTAGTTTTCATAATCAGCTTGATTTCTGATTGTGAATTTACTTCCTTGTTCATATTCACCAAATAGATTGATAGTCATATCCTTTTCTTGTTTCCAACACGCATTACCACCTTTCATCGCACTTGCTACGCTCCAGCTTTCGCAAGGCGGACTAGCTAGAATAACATCAGGTCTATCTAGCTTGTCTAACCGCTTCCATAGTGCGTTGGGTTTATGTAGCGTATTAATCGCAAGATCTTGGTTGATACACGCATCACCAATTCCTATTGATGTGATCGTGTGTTGCCCCCCATATTCACGTTATATTCATCTACCGCTTGACGATAGCAGCCGTTGCCATCATCAAATAACCCCCATATATGCATTCTACGCTACCTCTCTGTGTTCGCATCCCTCACATTGTGCTTTCAATTTTAATCTCCCTTTACTACACCCCATATGTTCGTTTCACCGCTCATTGAGTGTGCATCGTATTCAAGCAGCCACTTCAAACAATGCCGTCCGTGTTTCAAGCCGTCTGGCTTGTTTCTAGGCCCAGGACTTGCATAAGTTACCGCTTCAACCCATTCACAATGTGCCTCATATGTGTACCACGGATACATTAGACAATAGGCTTTTATGTATTGTTGTTTCCGTTTTCTTTGTATTAACTCCATTACTCTGCCACCTCATCACCATCAACCCAGTAATATTTTGTTTCGTCTTTTACTAGTATAGCTACTCCTCTAACTCTTCCACTTCTTCGACTTCTACGTTATCAAACCATTCATTCATATCACGGCCGTCTACATCTTCTGTAAGTTCAATTACATTAGCTTGTTCTTCGGCTTCTTCAAAACTTTCACACTCTACAATTTTTTCAAACCCAATTGTTACATATCCTGAAATTTTAAATCGTTTCATCTTTTTACCTCTTCAACTTTTAAAAAATACTAACCATATCGTCTTACCCCTACGTTGCCCAATTAGCGGTTCACATGGTAGTAATGGTTTAACCATTGGTAATGTGATTTGTTCATCGTTCCATTTAAAAACCATCGTTCCATTTTGTTTTAAAACTCGCCAGCACTCGGTCAAGCCTTGCTTGATATCTTCTTTCCACGTTTCATCTAATCTTCCGTATTTCAATTTTAAAAATGATGTATCACCAGCTTTCAGTAAATGTGGTGGATCAAAGATAACAAGATGAAACGTTTCATCATCAAAAGGAATGTTGCGAAAATCTGCTAGTATATCAGGCTTTACAATTAACTTCCTACCATCACAAAGCGTTGTATCTAATGTTCGTTTGTCCATATATACAGTTTCTTTGTGTTCCCTATCGAACCAAAACATTCTACTGCCACAACAAGCATCAAGTATTTTCATCACTCACCACTAACAATCAGTACATTCAATAACGCAATTAGTTGGAGATACCGCAATATATCTTCCTAGTTTATCTGTAAAACAAATCAGCTTTGTATTCCCTACTTGTACGTTGTCTATAGCATCGATAAAGGCTTTTTTATCTTTAAAAGTTTCTGTTCTGTATGTGCTTGTTCCACAATTCATTACAACTAATAACTCAACCATGTTTACTCCACCTTAAAACGGAACATTTTCATCGCTACCATTGTTTTCAAAACTATCAAAGTTACTACTATCAAATTCACCATCTAGCTTTTTACCTACAAAATTAGCTACCACTTCTGTTACATATTTCTTTTGACCGTTACTATCCTCGTATGACCGAGTTTGAATACGGCCATTTACTAGCAATCTATCGCCTTTCTTGCAGTTACCAACCGCTTCCCCTGTCTTGCCCCATGCTACGCAATTGATGAAAGCAGTCTGTTCTTTTGTTTCGTTTGTTGTACTGTCAACGTATGTATTGGTTGCAGCTACTGTGAAAATAGCTACTGCCTTTCCGTTTTGTGTAAATCTCAATTCAGCATCTCGTGCTAAATTGCCTAACAATTGAACATTATTCATATATAATCACCTTTCTATCTTTCAATAACTAAGCTGGTTTAGTTTAGCTTCAACTTCATCAACATACACATCGTAGCTAGGATGAATATGGCAATCGACTGTTGCCTCGTTACGCATGATTTCAAGCAAGTTTTCGATTTTAGTTAATGCTTGCGCTTCATTATTCGCCAGAATTTGAAAGCTAACATTGAATGATACATTCACACTTACATCAAACTCTTTCACGCTTTCTTTCATTTATCCCCCTATTGCCTGTTTTAATAACGCTTTCCCTTTATCAGATATTTCGCTTTTGTCGATTATTTCTGTCAAATCAACTGGTTCTTTAGCGACCTCTACCAAGTTTCCAGTAGAGGTCATTTCTATTTTCTTTTGTCCAGCACTTATCAAGGCTTTATCGTGTTCCGCCTTTTCTCGTGCTTTCAATAATAGGTGGTTATCCTTTATTGAATTTGCCATGCGTTGGCGGTGTTGCTCACGTTCCACCAGTTGCTCGTAGCAGCGGATGAATTGTGATCTACAACTTGCCTCGTTATATTCATGACCCATTCTAGGGTCAAAGGATGACCATATCGCCCTTGCAGCAGTTAAGGTTATTCCCTCTAAATGCTCCTTTCCGTTGTCATATCCATAAGTGCCTACTACCTTGATTACTTTCTCCCATGCAGTTTGTGCGGTTTCCACTTCATCATGCATATTCACATATGCACTTAATGCAGTGCATTCTTCACGTATCTCTGCAATCGTTGGCAGGAATTTACACTTATTAATTAAGTTAGCTACCGCTTGCTCTAAGGTAACAGGGTTTACATCAGCAAGCATCGATACATATAATTTCATGCGTTGTTTTGGCATATCAGTAGACCACGCTATCTGTAACATCGATAACGCTGTTGTCGTCTTCTGATTGTTCGTTTGCATACTCATTCATCAACTCCCTTACTACGTTGATTGCATCTTCCTTACTATTTTTTTTAGAATTAGGCTTTCTGTATTCGTTTCTTTCCCATGTTCGCACACACGCTTTCCAATCTTTCATGGAATTCTTTCCGACTTTCCAGCCGTTGCTTTCGTAGTAGTCAAAGAATTGTTCAGCGTTTACATTGTTGTTTCTTTCAATACAATACTGCTCAATCTCGGATAGAGTTGGTTTAACAAATCGCTTTCTTTTCGGATTGTTTGCAGGAATATTTTCTTCAAGCATCTTATTTTTTAAAACACCCTCAACATACTTGATATGAGATTTACCTTGCTTTTTGGCATCGAGAATAGCTTGTTTCGTAATTACTGCTCCATATTCATCTACAAGATTATCTAGTGATTTTTTTACGTTTGCAGTTATCAAGTCAAAAGCATCTTCCCATGCATCGTGAATTAGAGTTTTTTGCTTACATAAAGATAGAGTATCTATATCTATATCTTTCTCTTTATATAACTCTTTATCTATCTCTATATCTTTCTCTATCTCTCCGTAACCGTTTTGTAACATATGCGTAACATTGTTACACTTTAACTGTTCTTTTTTTGCTCTGCACTTACGCATTCTGCTAGCTGCAGCAGTTTCGCACCCTGTACTATCTTTTGTATCAGGCAAGTAATATTCCTCGTCAGAACACATTTCAAGCAATCCGCTTTTGAGTAGATATTGTATAGTGATTTGCACGTTTTCCTCTTTTTCATCAAGGTCTAATGCAAGTTCTGATGCAAAATCATCTTCAAGTCCATCAAAGTAAAGTTTTCCATCGCTCATAATTGAACGTAATAACATTTTGAGATAGATAATTGTATAGGTATCACCACCTGCAATCTTTCTTAATCTTTTGATTTCTTTACGTTGGAAAAAGTCCTTGTGTAACTTCAACCAAAAGTATCTTTTCGGTTCACTCATAGGCTAATCTTCTTCCGCATCCGCCAAAAGTTCATTAAGTTTGCTTAGGCTATAAACAAATGCATCAATTTTATTGACATCTTGTTTTTGTTTAGCGTGATTAACGTGATGTATTACATCTAGTACATCTTTTAGTTCCGCAATTTCTTTTTCGTGTAATTTGTAACTACCATTTTCTTGTTCTAGTTTTTCAATGCGTTTAAATACATATAATTCAACTACATTAATTCCCTTCATATCGTTTCGTCCTTTCTTCAATGATCGTTTCTAGCTTCCATTTTGTTTCTTTGGCAAATACTCCATGTGCTAAATTTTCATGACAATATCTACACAAGCATGCTAGATTGGTTAATTCGCTTGTTCCACCTCTACCCCTAGGCAATATGTGATGCACTTCCGTTGCAGGCGCTCCACATATTACGCAACATGGATAGCCATCTATACTATCTCGTTCAATAGCTTTCGGTCTTGTGATTTTGTAGAGTTTATCATCTTCCCTTTTCCGTTTGTTCATTCCCCCACTCCTTAACTAGAGATTGAATGTAATCACTATCATCAAGTTTTATTCCAAGCTGGCTACACTCATCAACCAAGCAATCAATCAGTCGTCGCATTTCTTCAACTGTATATACTGATGAACCGTGGTAGCATTTAACGTTATGAAAACCATCAAGATTTTGACATTTACCAACATCCTCCGCTATCCAACCAGTTCCGCCTGACTGCCACACTTGAATATATCTATCAACCGCATCTTCACGAATAGGAACATATGTAAACGCTCCACTATCTAATATTGCTTTTCTATACACATCATCTTTTGATGTGTAAGAATGTTTGCTTAAAACATTTGCAATCTTTTGGCATATAAGCCACATATAATTATTTGCAGTTAGACTACGTTGTTTACGTTTTTCTTTTATCTCAACATCGTATTCTTTATCTGGTTTTATCTTCGATAAATCGTTATCGTGCGGTGCTGGTATCACTAGCATTACACCCATAGGACTGCGTAGTAATTCAATTCCTTTAGCCGTTAACTTCATAACCTTTTACCCAGTCATAAAGCATAGACATTTGGTCTCTCGTAATGTTATCGATCACTCCAACACCAAACATTTTTGTGAGTTGTTGGTTTAGTTGTTCCTTACTAATCCCATGTTTATCAGCAGTTTGCAATACAATTGCATATGCATTGTGAGGGTCATACTCTTTTTCTTTCTTTTCTTTTTCTGCTGTTGCATTGATTTTCGTATCTTGCAAACCTCGATAAACATCAGCACCTACACCAATCATTTTTGCTGCAGTGCCTAATGCATCTGTAACCGCCATTTTGAATGCCTCATCATTACCATGAATACCGTTCTTATCTTTTTCAATCAAGAAATCACCACCATATCCAATGATTGGTTCACTCCATTCATCACCATTTTTAATAAACAGGTTTACCTTTACATAAAGCATAGTTTCACCTGTTGCCTCTACAGGAACATGAGCAATATCAACTATTTCAAACTTCCAACCAATACCACACATTCCATATGTTTCGGTTAGAATTTCCCATCTCCATTGAGGGTTAATATCAAACTTGCCTTTTAGTTTTCCAAACTCAATCATTTTTAACGCTGATTGAGGCACTTTGGAAACCGCTGTATATCTACTATCCATTTACACCTCGTATTCATATCCACGCATTTCCAAGAATGCGATAACGTCATTTAATTCTTCATTGTTCAAATTAAAAATTTTAACTGTAGCACGTTCACTCACTTCTCCAACTTCCTTAATCTCGTTTTCAAAGTGGTTAGTTTCTATTGACTGTTTAGCAGCAAGTTCCATTTCACTACGTTCTGTGAATTTTGCGTTAATAACTTCTCGTGCTTGATCTAGTGGCATATCTTTTACAGTTAACCAACATTCTTGAAAGCCTATTGGTGTTACCAAATCATATTGTTGGTTACAGGTATCTACAACAAATTCAATCATGCCTTTCTTTTCCGCTAAAATTTGTTTGTAATCATCATCAGATTGTTGACGTTTAGCAATTTCGATCATCATTCCCTCAATAGAGATTTCAATGTCTTTCATCTTTGCAGTTTTATTTAACCAGCGTTTATCACGTTGTAGTTGTTCCGCATATTCTGCACGAACGTTATACTTTTCAACCATCTTTTCAATAAACTTGTTGATGGTTTCTGTTTTTGCTTGTACTTCTTTTTCATCAAAGTATGTGATTTGTTCTGCAAGTGGCTTTTCTGCATCATAAACAACTTTTAATACTTCGTTTACTTCTTCCTCAAACAACTCAATCGGTCTTTTGAGTTCACGTTTTTTCTCTTTACAGAATTTATCAAGTGTTGTTCTGTATTTAACGATTTCATTTTTAGCACTTACCATTTCTTTATAGTTATCTTCCGTAACTACAAGTCCTTTATACTTCTCAAGTTGTGCCTCAAAGTATGTTTTGATTTCATCTTTGTTCCATTTGAATACTTGTTCATTTTTGCTAACAATTGGTGTTAAATTAATTTCCATTTATTTCTCCTTGTGTTTTGTGTTAAAATACAAGTAGAGTAATCTCATAATCACTCTACTAAGTCCGCTATGGTTTCCTACGCCATGATTAGCGGACTTTTCTTTTTCCATAAAACTTTACTTCTCTATACCAATAATTACTGAGAATTAATAATGTAAATCCAAGCATAATTTGCAAGAATGCGACATAAAAGTCGATTCTGTTGATTTCTATTGAACCAATCGTTCCGACTATCATCAGAAACGCCACTATTCTTAATATCCATACTACTTTAAGCACGTTTACACCTCTTCCATACGTTGCAAAGACGTTCAGAACCTTCATCTTTTAACTGTTCCAACAATTCACTATCAACATTACTGTCTGCAATTTCTTTTAATAGTCGCTTACAAAGCGATTTTGCAACTGGTACGCCAGCACTGCTATCCCATTTTTCAGCGTTTATGATAAATGTTCTAGCAGACTTTATAATGCTATCCGTAAGCCTTTCACACTCTTCAATTGTTGCGATGTGTGATTTCGCCATTCTGATGAATTCCATATAGATGTTCATCTTCTTTTTCCTTTCCTTTAGATTTTCTCCATTCTTCAAACTCGGCTAGATTGTTTGGGTTTTCGTAAAACTCGTAAATTGCCTCTATAAACCAGTTCATGAATCACTCCTCTTTAATTAGTTCCGCAATCGGAACATTAAAATAATCAGCCAATTTTTGAAGGCTTGTAACACTTGCCCCATTTTTACCATTCAGCCATTGGCCTATTGCAGCCTGTGAAATACCAGTTTTTTTTGACAACGTATAGGCCGTCATATCTTGGTCTTTCATAAGTTGCTTGATTTTTTGCAAATTCATTGATTATCACCTCTCTTTTTGCTACAATTACATTACTAAGTATTTATTTAGTATATGCAACGCTTTTACATTGCTATGTATTTGCGTTACCCTGTGATTACATAGTACTACACATTTGCTACTAATTCAATTAATTCAAAATAAAAATTGTTAAAGAACACAGGTTTATTTTTAATTTTTTATAAACAGGTGGGTAAAATGGCATATGACCGCATATTTGAGGTAATGAAAGAAAAGGAATTAACGGCTTATAGAGTGTCAAAAGATACAGGTATATCGCAAGCATCATTAGCTGATTGGAGAAAAGGTAGGTCTAAACCTAAAATTGATAAATTACAAATACTATCTGATTATTTAGGTGTATCAATTTCATATCTAACAGGGAAAGATGATGAAATAGATGATACTCAACAAATGCAAGTACCAAATGGATATTATGTAGACAAAGAAACAGCTGAGTACGCTGAAATGTTACGCACTCGTCCTGGTGCCAGGTTATTATTTTCGGCTGCAAAAGACATATCAAAAGAAGATATGCAAAAAGCAGTTGAATATATCGAGTTTTTAAAGTCTAAAAATAAATAATGGTACCCCTCAAAGCGTGGGTACCATAAATAGGGAGTGTGTTGTATTGGTTGTGAATATAATCTATTGTGATTTACCAAGTGTAAAAGCTATATCCGAGGAAACGGAAGATATAGATACTCACAATATATATGTGAATAAGAACCTATCAAATGATAAAATGAAAGAGGAAATACGGCATGAGTTATCTCACATCATCAATGATGATTTCTATTTAGATAGTCATGTTAATTTAGTAGAAGAAATGGTAAGGAGGTATGATCTAAAAGATGAAAATCTAACAGATGATATTAACTTTTACCATCATTTCAAGTAAGGGAGATAAGGGAATGAAAAAGACTTTAGTATTATTAACTGCATTATTGGCACTATCTACTACCGCAATGGCAAAAGATATTGTATCTCATGAAGAGTTTAAAGCATTAGATGGAACAAAAGTTTTAGTGCATTATGACGATGGTACATCTGAATTAATGGACGAACAGGATTTTCTAAACGCTACAATTTCCATGACACAGAAAGAAATGGACGATTTGCACAAGGTAGATGAAGGTACAAAGGAAGCATTGAAAAGTTGGCAAGCACAAAACGATACACTTAGAACACTAACAATAGATACGCAACAAGAACAAAAACAAGAAAAGAAAAAGCATTGGTATGACAATGTTTTAGATGGAATATTTTAATAAAAAAGAGCCACCTACACAGGTGGCTTTATTTGTAAGAGGATTAGCTATGGAATTATCAAAAGGTGTAATTTATGCTAGGTATTCATCCGATAAACAAAGAGATGAAAGCATTGAAGGGCAAATACGAGAATGTAAAGCATATGCGGAGCGTGAGGGTATACTCATCACGCACATATACACAGATAAAGCACTATCTGCACGTACAGACCACAGACCACAATTCAGACAAATGATTGATGACGCCAAAAGTCATACTTTCGATTATGTCATAGTGTATCAACTGGACAGATTCAGCCGTAGCCGTGAGGATAGTGCCGTATACAAATCCATTCTAAAGCGTAATGGTGTTAAGGTTATAAGTGCAAAAGAAAATATCAGTAGCGACCCAGCTGGTATTATCCTAGAATCCGTGTTAGAGGGCATGGCTGAATATTATAGTGCGGAGTTGGCTCAAAAGGTAAAACGTGGAATGACGGAAAATGCACTCAAAGGCAAGATGAACGGCACACCTACACCGCTAGGATATGACAAAACCAATGATAACCACCTCATTATTAATGAGCGTGAGGCAAAAATAGTAAAAACCATATTCGATATGTACCTTAAAAAACACTCTATCCCCTCTATATGCTCGTTTTTAAACTCTAAAGGGTATTTATCCAAGCGAGGCGGTAAATTTTCGTATGCTGTCATTAGACGAATTTTAAGCAATAAGAAATACATCGGCATTATGGAATGGAATAACATTGTAATAGAAAATGCTATTCCACCTATTATTACAAAGGAAATATTTGAAAAAGTGCAATCAGACAATAGCCGTAGAATTAAATTAAAGGCATCTAGGAGCGAGTTTTACAATCTATGCGGTAAATTATACTGTGGAAAGTGTAACGCTCACTACGTAGGATCTACAGCAACTTCTCGTAGTGGCGAAAAGCATTACTATTATGTTTGCAATAACAGACGAAAACACCATTCATGCGATGCTCCAAATCTAAAACGTGAGTTAGTTGAGGATATTGTAATCAATAGAACGCTTGAGATACTTAACCAGCCTAACACAATCGAGCAATTGGCGGAGTTAGCCGTTAAAGCTAATAAAGATATGATGAGTACAAACGAATTAGAATTACAAGCCATTAATGATCGCATCAAACAATTGCAATCGGAATTGGATAATTATATGAAAGCTATCGCAAAAGGTTTTGTATCTGACACTCTGCAATCTCAAATTGAAAAAGCTGAGGCGGAGTTACAAGACCAAATGACACGCCGTACGAACCACGAATTATCGGCAAATCATATCAAGCTAACAAAGGAACATATTGAGTTCTTTTTAACCAAAATGGCAAAAGAAAACCCTACCACTAAACGAGGTAGAGCAAGCATTATTGACACTTTTATAAAGCAAGCCACCATATTTGATGATAGGGTTGAAATTGTATTTAATTATAGCAATGACCTACCCCAGTTTAAGGGGCATGTCATTGAATGTTCGCACTCATGCGATATGGTGGACCACCAGGGGTTCGAACCCTGGACACCCTGA